TAAACTAATAAATAAAAAAGGAGCAACAAAACTTGCTCCTTTTTTTCTATAGTTTTTTGTAAAGGAAATAACATGAATATAGAACAACTTAGAGAACAATTAAAAATAGATGAAGGAGTTAAATATGAAATTTACCTTGATCATCTCGACCTTCCTACTTTTGGCATTGGTCATCTGGTTAGGGACGACGATCCGGAATGGGGCCAACCCGTCGGAACAGAAATTTCTGAAGAACGAGTCAACGAGTGTTTTGACAGAGACGTCGAAATCGTGCTAGATGACTGTAGGATTTTGTATCCGGACTTTGATGATTTGCCAGAAGAAGTCCAACAGATTGTAGCGAACATGATGTTCAATATGGGTCGACCTCGCCTTTCTAAGTTCAAAGGAATGAAACGTGGAGTAGACGCACAAGATTGGAACGCTGCAGCAGATGAAATGGTTGACAGCACATGGTATCGGCAGGTTACAAATCGTGCAGATCGACTTGTAGAAAGAATGAGAAATATCGCATAAAAAGGTGTACAAACTCTGTGAAATAAGGTATAATTATATTATGTTGTTGGAGGTTGTATGTCGTTTTACACATCTGTAGTTCGTTACAGTAATTACATGTTTTACCGTGGCTATGATAAAAATGGCCAGCGTGTAATCAGAAAAGATCATTTTTCACCTACATTCTACGTTCCGTCGAAAAAAGACACGGGCTGGTCTGGTCTCGATGAGGCACAGATCGGCCCGGTTAGCTTTGAAAATATGCGGGAATCTCGATCTTGGCTCGATCAATATAAAGACGTGTCTGGATTTAAGATCTATGGCACCACTAATTACATCCATCAATATATCACAGAAAAGTTTCCTCGAGAAATTGAATTTGATCGTGACATAATCAATGTATCTACAATTGATATTGAAACAGAATATGGTGATGGATTCCCAGAGCCTTCTTTAGCAAATCAAAAAATCACTGCTATTACTCTTAAGAATAATATTGATAATATTTACTGGGTTTGGAGCTATGGTGATTACGATGAAAAATCTGCTTTAATCAAACCTGTAAGATATACTAAGTGCGAAGATGAAGAACATCTTTTACTTCATTTTCTAGACTTTTTCTCTTCACAAGAAAAATGTCCTGATGTTATTACTGGCTGGAACGTAAGATTCTTTGATATTCCTTATCTAGTAAATCGCGTGTCTAAACTTTTAGGTTTAGAGCAAGTAAAAAAGTTTTCGCCTTGGGGTCTAATTGAGCATAGAAAAGTTGTGCGTCGAGGTAAAGAGGATGAAACATATGACTTGCGTGGTATTCAAACTTTAGATTATATGGAGCTATTCCAAAAGCTTGGTTATTCGTATGGTCCTCAAGAATCATACTCTCTTAATCATATTTCGTCTGTAGTTCTTGGCGAAAAGAAATTATCCTTTGAAGAAGCAGGTTCTCTTAAAAATCTGTATAAAGAAGATTTTCAAAAATACATTGACTATAACATGAAAGATGTACAGCTAGTTGATCGCCTTGAAGATAAAATGGGCCTTATCACTTTGGCTATGACTATGGCGTACAAAGGTGGTGTCAATTATATGGATACTTTTGGCACAACTGCTATATGGGAATCAATTATATATCGAAAGCTTTTATCTCAAAAAACAGTTCCACCGGTCAATGCAAATCCTAGTATTAAAAAACCATTTGCAGGTGGATACGTTAAAGAGCCTCAAGTTGGTATGCATGACTGGGTTGCGTCATTTGATCTTAATTCTCTGTATCCTAATATTATTGTACAATGGAATATGTCTCCAGAAACTTTAATATCGCAATCAGAAGAAGAAGGTGTACACCATTATCTTAACTCAAAAGAACCAGTTAAATCACCTTATGCTGTAGCAGCTAATGGTTCTACATATAGAAAAGATAAAGATGGTGTTATTCCTAATATCATTATTGATTATTATGATGAACGGCGCTCTATCAAAAATATGATGCTTGCGTGTAAATCTGAATATCAGAAGAATAAAACAATTGAACTTGAAAAAGAAATCAATAGATATGAAAACCAGCAAATGGCTATTAAGATTCTTATGAATTCTCTTTATGGTGCACTAGGTAATCAATACTTTCGATATTTTGATATAAGAATTGCTGAAGCAGTAACTCTTACCGGCCAACTTGCTATTCAGTGGGCAGAACGAGCATTAAATAAATCTGTAAATGAAATAATGAAAACAGATAAAGACTATGTTATTGCTATTGACACCGATTCTTTGTACGTTAGCTTTGGTAGCATGATAGAAAAGTTAAAGCCAAAGCAGCCGGCTCAATTTTTAGATAAAATTTGTAAAGAACACTTTGAACCTCTCTTTGCAAAATCTTACGATACTCTTTTTACTCATATGAATTGTCATAAATCTCGTATGGAAATGGGTCGTGAAGTAATTGCAGATCGTGGCATTTGGACTGCAAAGAAAAGATACATTTTAAATGTACACAATAATGAAGGTGTACAGTATGCTGAACCTCAACTTAAGATTATGGGTATTGAAGCAATTAAATCATCTACACCTGAGGTATGTCGTTCTAAGTTTAAAGAAATATTTAAAGTGATTATTTCAGGAAGTGAAGCTGATACTCAAAAATTTATAGAAGATTTCAAAAAAGAATTTTGTTCATTGCCTGCAGAAAAAATTGCCTTTCCTCGCTCTGTTACTAACATTCGCGATTGGAGTGATAGAAAACTTATTTACAAAAAAGGTACGCCAATTCACGTTAGAGGATCGCTTCTGTATAATAAGAAACTTAAAGAATTAAGCTTAACTAAAAAATATGAATTGATTGCAAATGGTAATAAGATAAAATTTATGTATCTTAAACTTCCTAATCCTATTAAAGAAAATGTTGTAGCATTTCCAGATTATTTTCCAAAAGAGTTTCAGCTTGAAAAATATATAGATTATGATTTACAATTTGATAAAACTTTCGTAGACCCGCTCCGTCTTATTCTTGACGCAGTGGGATGGCATACAGAACAACAAGTCACATTGGAAGATTTTTTTGCATAATATGTTAAATAATGGTTTACATTCGAATAACAATGGAGTATAATAATACTATGAGTAAAGATTGGGTACAAGATATTAATGATATGCACCGTAAATTTGGTGTCCATAAGTGGATGTCAGAACAGCTCGTAGCTGGTGACAAAGAAAAACTACAAAAGTTCCTTGAGTTTAGAATTAAATTTTTACAAGAAGAATTAAGTGAAACAGCAAAAGCTGTTGATGAAAAAGATCCTGAAGAAATTGTTGATGGATTAATTGATCTATGTGTTGTTGCTATTGGCACACTTGATTCGTTTGGAATTGATGCCTATAAAGCATGGGATGAAGTACATAATGCAAACATGTCTAAAGAACCAGGAATCAAAGAATCACGTCCTAACCCGCTCGGGTTACCAGACCTTATCAAGCCTGAAGGCTGGAAAGGTCCAGAACATCGAGGAAATCATGGGTATTTCACTAACAGTTTTTAATTCAATATTTGATAATAAGACTGATAAATGCATGGATCTAGAAAATTTTGATGCATTTGAAAAATTTCTGTATAAACTTTCTAAAGAGCCTAAGCAGTCTAAGAAAGATGCTGTACTAATATCTCCTGCAACGTACCAACCGGATACTACTCGAGCAAATGCAAATGTTGTAGAGTGGGCCGGTTGGTGCTGTGTAGATGTTGATGAATACAAACCAAACGGAGATTTGCAAGATGACTTATGTAATCGCTTTTCTAGCTATCGCTTCATTTGTTATAGCACTGCTAGCAGTACATTGGATTCGCCTAAGTTCAGAATGGTGTTCCCTTTGCGAGAACGAATTGGAAGTGACAAAATCAGACATTTCTGGCATTCTCTTAACACAGAACTCGGAGAACTTGGTGACGTCCAAACTAAAGACTTATCACGCATGTACTATATCCCTGCGCAATATGCTGGTGCTTTCAACTTTATCTTCAGTCATGATGGCTACGCACTTGATCCTACAGATCTTATGAGGAAACACGCTTATGCCGAAAAAGCAAACCTCAACAACTTCTTTGACAGACTTCCAGAAAAAATCCAAAATCAAATCATTGAACACCGAAGAGGAAGAATGGATAACACTAATGTGGTGTGGTCGTCCTATCGCGATTGTCCCTTCTTTCCACGTAAACTCGAAGCAGAATACAGACTCATCACAAACACCGGATGGTACCATAAAATGTACCAAATAATGGTAGCAGTTGCAGGTAATGCAGTCAAACAGCAGTATCCTATCACTGCGTCTGAGATTGCTAAAATGTGCCAAGAACTTGATTTGGAAACTGGTAATTGGTATAAGAATCGTCCACTTGATAAAGAGGCTGATCGTGCTCTTGAATATGTTTACAAAAATATGTAGGTGAATTATGGATTATGAAGCGTTTGTATATCGATACACAAATAAGATAAATGAAAAAAAATACATAGGTTATCACAAAGGCAGTATCCATGATGGATACGATACTTCTTCTACATCTAAAGAAATGAATGATGCCTTTGGTCGCAGTGAACTAGTACGTGAAATTATTGCTACTGGTTCTGTTAAAGATATGATTGCGTTGGAGAGAAAAATGCTATTAGAAGTTGATGCAAAAAATAATTCTGAATATTATAATAAATCAAATGGCGGAGGATCAGAATTAAAAAACTTTATTAAACCTTCGCTTGACGTGCTTCAAGAAAATGTCATGTACAAACAATATCCTGTTGAGATGGTACAGAAAGAAAAAGTAGCAGCTTATAAGAAATTTCAAGTTCGTTTTAATGAAATTGATTCCCAGCATGCAAAAATTTTGCGTGATAAGATTGATGATTTAAATGGAGATACCAGCGATTTTGAACCAGTGCATGTTCTTTTAGATTATTTCGGTAAGGGTGAACATCTTCTTTTAGATGGAAATCACCGAGTAGTTGCTTCTATGAATTCTAAACGTGCTCAATTTATTCCAGTGCAATACGTACCTAAGAACGCTTGGTCTCCGTTCAATAAGTTAGAGTTAAAAGCTCTAGCAAATAGACTTAATCCTTTGCCAGATAAACCTGCGCTTTCTGCGAATAAAGATGATGCAGTAAAACTTTTGATTGAGAGATATGATGATGGTGAAGGCGTAAATGTAAAGTCTGACCAGAATGCAGAAGAATTGTTAAAATGGGGTTTCACTAAAAAACAAATCTCAGCATTTATGAAGATTGCTCAGAAAGAGATCGATAATTTTACTTCAATTCCTAGTGGTGCGGTGTGGATCAATTGGCCAGTAATGCGAAAGAAAGAATTACAAAGCAGAGTTGAACAAAATAGAGATAAAAACACTATGGCAATCTCTGCATCTTCTGGCGGTTTTCGTTTAGATACGTTGCTAAAAGAATCTACTTACCACTTGACAAAAACAAGAGCAGTGGTTGTAA